CAGATCAAGTATGAAGATAAAGTTCTCGCTAAACTTACTAAACGTTATTATCCCGATTGGCGCAGGCTTATTAATGAGTGCCAGCGGTATGCCGCTACTGGAAGTATTACTTCTGCTATTCTCGTGGATGTCGCTGATGTTAATCTTGACAGTCTTCTGAGTTCTCTGAAGAACAAAGAGTTTACCACTGTGAAGAACTGGGTTGTTCAGCATATGGACAACGATCCTAGCATGGTCATGCGTAAGATCTATGACAGCATGTATGGTGTACTGAAACCTGCTTCTATTCCTGAGGCAGTTCTTATCATCGCTAAGTACATGAGAGATATTTCTATTGTTCCCGATCAGGAAGTTAACATGCTTGCATGTCTGACTGAGATCATGATGAGTTGTGAATTCAAATGACCCTACTCAAATTCCTTGAGAAAGAACCTAGAATTATTATGATGGAGGAAATGCATGAGCGACTTGAGAAAGAACCAGAACGACAATGGAGATGGATACGTGAAAACAACGCCAGAAAACGTAGCAGAAGCAAATGATGCATTGTTTCGTGCTACAATGAACTTACCTAATGCAGCAAAGCATTGTGGTATGACTGAGCGAGAGATGAAGCATATCTTTCGCGAATACTTAAAATATAATCCACCCACCTACGATGCCGATTGATTTCCTCTACCCAACACCCTTTTATTATTCCAATGTGGATGACTACAGTGGGGTTAAAGAAGAGGTTGATCTGTTGGTTGACAATTCAGACTTTGATTATCACCCAGAGTGGGGTAATAATCATAAACTATCTGATGCTACGTTCTCCCAGAACCCAGTTCTTTATATGGAGAAAACTAGATCAGAGATTCAGACACATATTGGTAGGTATTTGCAGTCAATCAAATTCCATCAGTCATTGGAATACACAGGTTCTGCAAACTACACCGTAGTTTCTTCATGGTTGTCGAAGTTTGACAAAGGTGAATATGCACATGTTCATAGTCATGCTCACCATGAAATCTCTGGTGTATACTACCACCAAGTGAAAGGTGATCAAGGACAATTCTTTGTCGAATCACCTGTGCCGCAAATGACCAGTTCATTTGTGTTCAATCACATGTCACAGTCTCTTAAGATCTCCCCGACGCCAGGCATGATCCTATTGTTTCCTGGCTATTTGTACCACGGGGTCTATGCAAACCAGACAGATGATGTTAGGATTAGTCTGTCATTCAACGTGAGTTTCCAGAAACCATACTTTTCATAATGCGAACATTGAAATCATTGAAGACTCCTCTTCGCTATCCTGGCGGGAAGAGTCGTGCCTTGACTAAACTATTTCAGTATACTCCTGATCTGAAAAACTACACAGAATACCGTGAACCATTCTTGGGTGGTGGTAGTGTAGCACTAGAAGTTACCAAGAGATATCCTCACCTTGATATCTGGGTCAATGATTTGTATGAACCACTCTACAATTTCTGGCGAGTATTGCAGGACAACGGAAATGAAATTAAGAACATACTCCTCCAACTTAAACAAAGGCACCCTGACCCCGCTTCCGCTAAGAAACTTTTCTTGGACTCTAAAGAATATCTTTCGGGATCTGCGATCACAGAAAAGTACCCTCCTTACAATGAGAACATATGGCGTGCTGTTTCTTTTTATATTGTCAATAAGTGCAGTTTTTCGGGTCTTACTGAGTCCTCCTCCTTCTCCAAGCAAGCAAGCGATTCAAACTTCTCCTTGGCAGGTATTGAAAAGTTACCCTTCTACTCAGAACTAATTCAGAACTGGAAGATTACTAACTTGTCTTATGAACAACTCTTTACTGATAACAAAAAGTCCTTTACGTACCTTGATCCCCCCTACGAGATCGGGTCAAATTTATATGGTAAACGTGGAAACATGCACAAAGGATTTGATCACGATGCCTTTGCTGCTAGTTGTGACCGTTTTATTGGTCATCAACTTGTTTCTTATAATTCGTCGCAACTGATCAGGGATCGCTTCAAGGAGTGGACAGCTGCAGAATTTGCACACACTTACACCATGCGGTCTGTGGGGAGTTATAATACAGATCAAGCATCTCGCAAGGAACTCGTTCTTACTAACTATGAAGTGTGAAGTCACCCTCTACGTTGCTGGCAAAGTCTTCAAGGAGTCTGTGATTTGCCGCGACTATCAAGAAGCACGTGAAGTTGCTCTTGCTCGCAACCCCAATGCGAAGGTTGTTAGTGTTACCGCTGTGTTCAACTGATGTGGAGACTGTGGGCAAAAGCACTCGGTCAGAAAGAGGGTAGAGACGAGAAGGAAGCAGATAAGATTGCTGTCATCAGAACTCTTATCATGTTTCAGTTGGTTCTGACTAACCTGTTTATTATATCAGGAAACATTTTATCATTTTACAAACACTTCAATGACGTACCAACTCAAAGATTACCTGTACAGCATCAATCAATCCAAGAAAAACATCCTTGATAATGACACTGATGCTGAACGTGGTTATCCACCATACATTGTGAATAGATGTCTTAGTTCTTTTACGGATACTATCTTGTATGCCAATGAGATGAACAAGTTTCCAGATCTTCCTAAGAAGATGCAGTATGACTTTTTGCTAAATAGTGTGAAGCCAAGGAAGCGTTTCTCTCCTTGGGCAAGAAAAGATTCTATTGATTATCTTGAGTTAGTCAAAGAGTATTATGGTTATAATGACGATAAGGCACTCCAAGCACTCAGAATTCTCACCAAGGATCAGCTCGATCACATTGCAAAAATATTAAATAAAGGTGGCAGACAATGAGTGGCGAAATTATTGAAGTTCAGTGGAAACAAACTGACATGGTTGAAGTAGTCTTGGGTGAACCCGATGACTTCCTCAAAGTGAGAGAGACACTAACTCGTATTGGTGTAGCGTCACGTAAAGAAAAGAAGATCTATCAGTCCTGCCATATTCTGCATAAGCAAGGCAAGTATTATATCGTTCACTTCAAAGAGTTGTTCGCTCTTGATGGTAAGAAAACTAATCTTTCTTTGAACGATGTTCAACGACGTAATCGTATTGTACAACTTCTCAGTGATTGGGGACTAATCACTGTAGTAAATGCAGATCAGATTTCTGATCTAGCACCACTAAACCAGATCAAAGTTCTCTCATTCAAAGAGAAAAATGATTGGACGCTTGAGTCTAAGTATAATATTGGACGGAAGAAAACCGAATCATAAATACTTCGTGCCTTTCGTGCGGCACTCTACATAGTCGGAAACCCTTACATAGAGATACGGTTTGTACTGTATCTCTATTTTTTATTGTCTGTGTAAATATTCTTGTGATGCCTAACGGGTCACATGTACACGTCGCTTTTAAAGGACAATGGTAACAGTAAACTGGGAATCGTATAACCCCTATTCAATCGGACTAGATGAAACATTCAGTAGACTCGAAGCAATTGCTGGTGGTGGATCAAATTACCCTCCATACAATGTGGTTGACGGAGATGATGGCAGAACCATACTTGAGGTTGCTCTTGCAGGATTTGCAGATGGAGATATTGAAGTCACAACTGAACGAAATGTTCTGACAATTTCTGCAAAGAAAGCACCACCAGATAAAGAAAGAAAATATTCACACAAAGGTATTTCATATAGAACATTCTCACGCAACTGGCAGATGGCAGATGACGTAGAGGTTGAAAGTGTAGAATTTGAATCAGGTCTATTGATTGTCACTCTCAGGAAAGAACTACCCGAGAAACAGAAGCGAAAGAAGTGGTTCTAAATAAACACGCAAGGGCACTTGACGGTGCCCTTTTTTGGTGATAAACTAACTACAAACTCATTCTAACTATGGCGGTATCTATTCTTACTTTGAAGACTGGTGATCGTGTCATTGCTGAGTTGAAAGAGATCTTCGATGAGGAAGGTGCAGATCGTAAAGGCATCTGTCTTCTCATGGAAGAACCATATGTGCTACACTTAGATGGTTCCACACCACAGTTTCTAACAGAAGCAGCAGGTGCAGAATACCAAATCAGGTTTAGCAAATGGAATCCATACTCTTCTGACTGGCAGTATAAGATCCCATATGACAGTGTTATGACTATCAGCAATCCTGAACCAGGATTGGAAGAAGCATACAACAATAAAATTACTGAAAAACGCGACGTATACGGACAAAATGACAGAAACACCACAACCCCCGCAACTGAGGACGAACCACAACGTTCGCCTAGTGATCCTATCGACTAATCAAACAATTCTCTGTTTGTTTGGTGACATCAGGGAAAACGAACAAGTCATTGGATATAAGATGTTGTATCCATTCATCCTGAATTTGGGTGAAGCAAACGAAGACGGTACTATTCCTATCACATATTCTCGCTGGTGTCCATACACCCCTGTTCAGGAATTCAAACTGAATGGTGAACACATTGTTAGCGTAACGTTCCCTGATGATGGTATCCTTACCAACTATGTTGGTGAACTAGCTCAGTATGGTATTACTGAAGCAGATCTATTCTTTACTGAGGAACAAGTTAATGGAACTGACAGCCAACCTGATCAAGCTGCAGAATGAATGGATCATCGCCCAAGTAGAACCAGTTGAAGGGGACACCTTGCCAGGTGACCCTGATGTCTGGATGATCGAACCGTATCTGGTAGACTACGAAGGTCAACTGGTTCCATGGGCAGAGCATTCTTCTGAGCGTGAATTTAATGTCAGGTCTTCGGACTTGACTGTCGTGACCAACCCCAGCAAGGCAATCCTTGCTAGATATATTGAATGTCTTGAATGAAGTTTTACACTAGTGTTGAGCAAGCAGGCAACCGTCTGCTTGTCCGTGGTTATGAAAATGGCAATCGTTACAGCGTGAGGGTCCCTTTCAACCCCACGATGTATCTGCCTACTAAGAATTATTCTGAGTGGAGAACACTAGAAGGTGACTGTGTAGAACCTCACAAGTTTGGATCGATTGCTGAGGCAAGAGATTTCGTTAAGCAATATAAAGAGGTAGAGGATTTTCAGATCTATGGTAACTCTAGGTTCTTGTATCAGTACATTGCTGAGGAACATCCTGAGGAAGAACTCAAGTTCGACTCCTCAAAGATCCGTGTATTTACCATCGATATTGAAACCGCTGCCGAAAACGGATTTCCAGATATCGAAACTGCCGATCAGGAAATACTCGCCATATCAATCAAAGATAGTTTCACTGGTAGGATTACTGTGTTCGGAGCGAGAGCATTCAATAACACAGACCCCATGGTGGACTACATGCATTTCCGATCAGAAGAAAGCATGTTGGGCGCATTCCTCGAATATTGGCAGGAGAACTTTCCAGATGTGATCACTGGGTGGAACGTACAGTTGTTCGATATGCCGTACATCCACAATCGTATTGATCGTGTCCTAGGTGATAAGTTTGTGAAACTTCTGTCACCTTGGAAACTGGTATCTCGTCGTGAGATCTTCATCAAAGGACGTAAGCAGTTTGCTATTGATACTCTTGGTATCTCTTGTCTGGACTACCTAGAATTATATCGTAAGTTTACATACACAAACCAAGAGTCATATCGTCTTGATCATATCTGCAATGTAGAACTGGGTGAGAAGAAACTCGATCACTCTGAGTTTGAAACATTCAAGGAGTTCTATGAGAACGACTGGCAGAAGTTCATCGAGTACAACATCCATGACGTTCGCCTTGTGGATAAACTGGATGACAAGATGAAACTCATCGAACTGGCATACACTATGGCATACGATGCCAAGGTGAATTATGAAGATGTGTTTAGTCAGGTTCGTATGTGGGATAACTATATTTACGTGGAACTTCTGAAGCGCAAGATTGCTATCCCGCCTAAGAAGCAAAACGATAAGTCCGAGAAGTATGCAGGTGCATATGTCAAAGAACCGATTCCTGGATTCTATGATTGGGTGGTGTCTTTTGACCTTAACTCTCTGTACCCTCATCTCATTATGCAATACAATATCTCCCCAGAAACACTTCAAGACGTTAGACATCCACAGGCTACGGTTGATCGAATCCTTGAACAGGAGATAGACATTGATGGTGAGTTTGCTGTGTGTGCAAATGGTGCCCAGTACAGTAAAGATCAGCATGGGTTCCTGCCACAAATGATGAAGAAGATGTACGACAGCCGTGTTATCTTTAAGAAGAAGATGATCAAGGCAAAGCAGGAGTATGAAAAAACTCCTACTGTCGAACTCATGAAAGAGATCGCCCGCTGTAATAATATTCAGATGGCAAAGAAGATCTCTCTCAACTCTGCTTATGGTGCTATCGGTAACGAACACTTCCGATACTATCGTCTAGCAAATGCAGAAGCAATCACTTTGAGTGGTCAGGTTTCGATCCGTTGGATTGAAAACCGTATGAATGAATACCTAAATAAACTACTCTCCACTGAGAAGGAGGATTATGTCATTGCATCTGACACTGACTCAATCTATCTTAACCTTGGACCTCTTGTTAATAAATTTCT